AAATCCTCGTTTCCAGGCGGACGAACACGATCATCGACGGCCACGCTCGGTGGGAAGAGGCGAAGCGTAGGAAGCTACCTTTTGTGCCCGTTACGTTCGTAGATCTTACGAAGGACGAAGAGAACAAAGCCCTGGCCTTGCTCGATCCGATCACAGAGATGGCGACACGCGACGACGCCCTTTTCCTCAAGCTCTTGGACTCCGTGAAGACCGACAACGACAGCATCAACGAAGTGCTCACGAAGATGTCCAAGCTCAAGGACATGCCTGAGATCACGAAGGTGCAGACCACGGACGAGATTCTCGAATACAGGACGGACGTGTATTTCCCGTCCACAAACAAATGGGGCATTCCTGATCTCGATCCGAAGATGCTCTATGACGGCCCCGCTCCACACACGACGTGGCCGAAGAAGGATGACAGCGGCCGGCCGCAATTCTACGTGTTCGGTGAGGGCGGCTTTGATGAGCGCGTCACGGGCAAGATCCTAACTTTCTACACAGAGGATTGGCGGTTCGAGCGTGTGTGGGCCGAGAGCGTGGAATCGTTGAAGAAGATCGTGCCCCTCCACCCGGCCGCATTCACAGCGCCGGATTTTTCGTTGTTCGGTGATGATCCACTCGTCGTGCAAATGTGGAACATCTACCGGGCCCGGTGGGTTGCACGCTACTGGCAGAAAGCGGGACTCCGGTTGATCCCCTCGCTCGCCACTTCCACGAATCAGGATTGCTACGAGTTCGCGTACGCGGGCTTGCCAAAACATCCTTCGCTCATGAGTATGCAACTCCGGCAAGGTGGCATCAAGAGCAAGCAACAGCACGACTCTACGCACAAGGAAATAGCGCAACTCATTGAGCGGGTGGCTCCTGAGCGGCTAGTTATCTACGGAGTGGCAGCGAAAAACAAGCTTGCCTCCACACTCCCCTCTGGAACGAAATACATCTGGTGCGAGGACTTCGCGCAAGCGTGGTTCGAGAACGGCCAGGAGATGAAGGCCAACAAGAAAGCGGCCAATCTCATGAAGCTAGGCAAACCTTAACGGGCGATCCCGTTCATGCGCCGCGCGGCGTGAAGGAGAAGTGAAATGGCCAAAGGTGGAGGTGGGGCAGCGAGGGAAGCGACCCGTGTTGGTCGGCCCAAGGCGACGACCGTGAGTCGCAGTGGTCTGGGTGCACGTGGCGCGGCACGTGCGATGGCGGGGCGTCCCGGCGGGGCGAACAAGACCTATACCAGCCGTGGACACGCGGGGGCTTCGAACATGGCCACCGCGACCACCGGCCATCGTCCGGGTCGTGTGACCCGCGCCGGAAAGTAGCGGAGAACTAGGCCATGATCAAGAAGCGCTCGGCAGCAAAGCCAAGGCCAAAACCCAAACTCGACCTCTCCAAGAGGACGGACGCCGCTGTGCGCGGCAAGGCTGACGTTGCCGCGCGCAAGGCCGTTCTGGCAAAGCTGAACAAGGAAAAGGCTAAACGTCTGAAGCTCTCCGCCGTTGGCAAGAACATCGACAAGGTGCAGAAGGAAATCGCGGGGCTCGAAGATACGCTCAAGTGCATCCAGCTTCGTAAGGGTGGCGCAAGCTACTCGGACATTGCGCGGGCCATCGGCGTCACCGAGTATCAGGCCCGGACCAACGTGGTAGAAGAGATGAAGCGTCTGAATACGGACATCCAGGAGGAGGCGCTTGAGCACCGGCAACTCCAACTCGAACGCATCAACGCCATGATTCTTGACTACTGGCCGAAGAAGAGCAACGTTCGCGAAGGCGCGATGATTCTCGCACTCATGAATAAGCAGGACGATCTGCTCGGCATCATCGCGCAGAACATCAATCTCAAGGTAACTCCCAGCACCATCCAGAAAATGAGCGACGCCGATTTGGACGAGTTCCTCCGGCGCAACGTCGAAGCGCTGCAAAAACCGACACCCATCCCAGCGCTCAAGGGCGGGAAGAAGAGCGATGAAATCATCGAGGTGGGCAATGATGACTGAGCAAGAACTCTACAGGCTCGCCGAACGCTTCTGCGCCGCGCCTCTCCCCGTCACGGTTTGCGCGGACATGTGCGCCACGGGGCCGAAACCATGATGATGACCAGGGAGCAAAAAGCGCAGATGGCAGAGGCCATCAGGGTCAAGGCCCAGCGCGAGCTACTCCCGTTTATCATGTGGACGAAGCCCGACTACAAGGCAGGTTGGTTCCAGCACGTCGTTTGCGAGGCCATCGACCAATTCATCGAAGACGTCCTAGCCAAACGTTCGCCACGGCTCATGCTCTTTGCTCCGCCCCGTCATGGGAAGAGCGAGATTGTGAGCCGCTCCATGCCAGCATTCGCGTTCGGCAAGAATCCCGATCTCTCCATCATCGCCACATCGTACTCCAACGATCTCGCCTCGTCCATGAACCGCGACGTGCAGCGCAGGATCGACACGCCGGAGTACCATCAGCTTTTCCCCGATACCACGCTCTCTCGCTCCTCCGTGCGCACCGTCACCGCAGCGGGCGCGTTCATGCGGAACTCCGACACCTTCGAGATCGTCGATCACACCGGCCTGTATAAGAGCGCGGGTGTGCAGACCGGCATCTCAGGGCGCGGCTTCGACATTGGCATCATCGACGATCCGGTCAAGGATGCACAGGAAGCCGGATCGCAAACCGTGCGCGACTCCGTGTGGGCGTGGTATCTATCGACGTTCTTCACGCGCTGCATGCCAGGGGCGGGCATACTGGTCATCATGTGCATGACCGGGGATACTCCGGTGCTCATGGCCGACGGCACCGAAATGCCGTTGCGCGACGTTCGTGCAGGGGATTCAATCGCAACTTATGAAAATGGGGCGCTTACAACGTCCACGGTGCGGCGCTGGAAAAATCAAGGTTGTGATCTTACCTATGGCATTAAGACGATCTCTGGTGCAATCGTGAAAGCGAACGAGCGGCATCCTTTCCTCGTTTGCAGGAACGGAGAATTGGAATGGGTAAGGCTGCGAAATCTGCAAGTGGGCGACAAACTGGTTCGGGCCGCAATCAATGCGGGCTCTTGTGCAACGATTGCAACCTCGCCGTTGGCTGCGGTAAGACAGAAAGAGTTCTACTCGCAGCCGCTAAGTACGTTCGAGATCAATCTAGACGAAATTGTTGAAATCGCTGAGGCTGGCTACGAGGACGTTTTCGACATCCAGGTAGACCGCACAGAGAACTTCATCGCCAACGGCTTGGTGAGCCACAATACGCGCTGGCACTCGGATGACCTTGCGGGGCGTCTCTTAGCACAGATGGAGCGCGGTGGGGAGCAGTGGAAGGTTCTGCGTTTCCCGGCCATCGCTGAGACGAACGAGACGTACCGGCGCAAGGGCGAGCCACTTCACGCCGAGCGCTACTCGCTGGAAATGCTCAACTCAATCCGCAAGGGCACTTCTGACGCCAAGGGCGCAAAGGCCGGTGTAGGCTCACAGGTGTGGGCGAGCCTTTACCAGCAGCGTCCGTCGTTGGTCGAAGGGAACATCTTCAAGGAGCAGAACTGGAAGTACATCCCGTCGCCCACCGTGCCACCGTCGCAAATGGGCTTCAAGGAACGTCGGCACTATCTCCGCGAGCTTGGCATCACGCGCGTCATTCAGCGCTGGGATACCGCGCTCGGCGCAAAGAAGCAGGCCGACTTCTCCGCGTGCGTGACGCTAGGCATAGCGCCATCGCGGTTCTACATTCTCGATGTCTGGAAAAAGCAGATCGAGTTTCCAGAAGTGAAGCGCCAAGTCCAGCTTCTTTACGACAAATGGCTCCCGGCCAAGGTCTACATCGAGGGTGGTGGGAGTGCTTCCGGGAAGGCCACCGTCCAGGCCATGAGGAGGGACGCGCGCGTTCCAATTTACGAAACGGTCACGGCCATTGACAAGGTGCTCCGCGCCAACGCCATCTCTCCACAACAGGAGTCGGGCTTCTGCTACCTCTTTGAAGGCGAGTCATGGACCGCAGACTTCGTACAAATGTGCTCGGCATTCCCGAACATCGCGCACGATGATGATGTGGACGCGTTCATTGGTGCGATGGAAGAGGCAGTGGGCCGCAAGGGGCCGATGAACATCCCGGACGAACTTCTCAGGTTGGAAGGAGTGATGTCATGAAAGATATTCGTGGCTCCACCACCCTTCCCGCCGATCTTCGCGGCCACATCGTTTTGGATGGCGATGCCCCTGGTGGCACCTGCAAAGTTACTTCGGTAGCACAATCGAAAGATGGTTTTAACCATGTGGCCGTAGATTACGTACCAGCGAAGAAGGGAGTAATGTTATGAGCGAAGG